AGTGAAAAAGTAGCCGTTTGGTTACAGGGTACAGATACTACAGATACCTCAAACAACTCAGCGTCCTTTATCCTTAATCCGTCGGTTTCCTCTATATAATCAGCATCCTTGACTCGGAAACCAACAGAAAAGGCTCCAAGGACACCGTCTTTAACTAAGTCCACAACATCTTTGGCGGCTTTACTTATCTTAGCCTCCATTTCTAAACCATTATCAGTAGCTTTTAGTCCAGTCGCTCTTCCAATGGGTCTATCATAGTTATGGTTAAAAAGAATTATGGGATTCTTTTCAAAATTTTTCAATCCACCTTTAGTCCAAGCATCTGCTGAAATAGAATCGCCCGCGCGATCAAAATCAGTGGTGCTAGCCATACCTCGAATTTTGACACTACCGTCTTCATCAGTATGTGACTTAAAAGTAGAGGTCAGATTAAATATCTTCTCCATCATCCCCCTCATCATCCGCTTTAACAACGGTCTTTGCCTGTGCCATTTTTACTTCTATGGTAGGCTCTTCTTTTTCGGGGACTTTATTAGCAAGTTCCCATAATTTGGGATGCTCTTTTTCTAGCATTGTTAACATCCTAGTCCAAGTCCCAAAAATCTTATCAACCTCTTTTACATCTAAAAATTTGGGTCGATTAGGCATCCTAGCGTACTCTTTCCGATCAGGAATTTTTCCTAGCTCCGAAAAAAACATACCAAGTTGTCCTGCAATTTTTACTCTTTTAGCGTGTGTTGCTGCCATTATTCTTCTTCCTCTTCTACGGGTCTCCCGCCTTCGTTAGGGTTTGATGCACTACCTGCAATGTTAGCAGGTATTCTTAAATCATCATACCCGTCCATTGGGTCAAAACCTAGTTGATCTCTTGCTTCGTTTGGTGAAATAATACCTGCATTAACCAATCCAGAGTAGTAAAAGGATTGGTCACGTAGTTCTGGTTGCAAAGCAGGAATATCGGTCACATCTTCCTTTATTTCAAAACCGAAAAACCTGCTTAAGCCAAAATTCATTTTTCTAACAATAGGTAGTATAGTCTCTAAGTAGTATAGTCGCATATTTGGTCGTATGTTAGCATTATTTCCAGAATCTAACATAATTGGAGGTACACCTATTGCCTTTAATATAATCTTTTCGTTTTCTTGAATAGACGATTGAAAGTCCAGTTCTTTAAAATTAACATTTGAGATTGAATCGACCTCAATACCACCATCAAGAATAAGTGGTCGTCGTCCCCCAGCATCAGGACGGTATCGTACTTGCCAGGACTGCAACATTCGCTCTTTGATTTTCTCAGATAATGTATTTGGAGACTTTAGCACTAAGCCAGGGACTGCTCCATTCTTAAAAAAATTATCTTGAAAAGTACGCATATATGACATTATTTGCATAGTGCGAACTGCAGGCTTTAATCGTGAAACTCCCCTATAAATATCATGGAAAGAGTTTTCTTTAATATGTATCATTTCGTTAGGCTTATAATCAATTTCATTATAAGTATATCTTTCGACATAAGTTTTAGCATCACCATGTATTTGTACAGTATCTGCAGGAACATGGTATAAATGCGCCCCGTCGTAATAGATAAACATATTTCCATCTAGAAGATAGTCTGTGATTAGGTTTCTTTTGAAAGTACTGATGTCTTGGAAGGGATTGGGCTCTTTATTTAATAAAGTATCAACTTTAGCCCTTTTTATTCCTCTGATAACGCCAGGAACGGAAACTCTGTCTACTATAGATGGTATTTCGGCTGCATCGTCTACAACCATATTTACTGCACGGTTTACGACTTCTAGATTTTCATAATAAGTTTCATACTTATCAGTAAATTCTCTAGAAGTTTGTGTTGAGGCTCCAAGATAGGCTTGAACAGGATTTAGTTTTTCCTCAACTTCCTCACTTCGAAAGAATCTGTCATACCATGCCATGTTTATCTCTTTGAATCTGTACCCAGCGCATTTGTTTCTTTGCCGTTGTTAATGCGGGGTTGCGGCCATATACTTTGTGTAGTTGTCTGTGGTGCCCGTAGCATAAAGTAACAGTGTGTTCGTATAATTCTGCCCAGTGTTCTTCTATAAAATCATCCCGAATTGCAAGAATATATTTAGGATCATGCCCCGTCTTTTTAATCCAATTATGGATAAGAGGTGCCAAACTATAGTAGTGGTGGAAATCTAATTTAACGTCAGCCCCACAGATATAGCACTCCGAGTCCTTCTCGTACTTATTCTTCGCTCTATCTCGGATATATTTTACTATATCTCGTTTTAATTCGGCCATTGGGTTTTAGAACTTCTATTTTCAATTAGAGAATTATATCTAGTTTCAGATACTATGTCAAACATTATTTTTCAGAGGTCTCCTAAAAACTTGTTACAGAAGTTTCAAATGAATACAATGCGTATCTAAGTGCATCGGACATATGTGAAGCTCTATTATGTTTTGGTTTTTCTCGAGCTAGATTAGGATTAGGATCCCACTGATACTGATCTAATGCCGATAATGATTCTGCACAGGTTTGCTCTACTAATAATTTATCATTGTCTACTATTGCGGCTACATGCGCTATTCCATCTAGTACACTCTTTTTTGCATTGATAGTAGAAATATCGTAGTTTTGGGCAAAGTCAAACCTAGTTTGTTGAGCGGCTGAGTCAATATAAATGTAATCTATATCCCACTTTTCTATTTTTGTTTGTATTTCTTTTGCGTGCTGTTCAGTAGTTTTCTCAGCGTCTAAATATTCATCAATTAAATAATATCTTTCTTCTTCCCAATCATACCCTAGTACACAGAACGCTGTTGGGTCTCTATAACCTACGTCAAGTCCTGCAAATACATCCATCTTAGAAGTATCTAACTCACTAAAGTTTGCTATACACTCCTCGTGGTTAAAGTTCCAGATTTGACCTTCATAAGTATTAAAATCAGCTTCATATTCTTGTCTAAACTCAGCATCGGACATAGATTTTCTAGCTTCCGCAATATCGCTCTCAGACATGCGAGGATTATCTTTATAAGTGGCTCTAATAGATGCCCATTCTGAAAACTCATCTTGAAATCCTCTGTAGAAAAACTCGGAGAACCAGTTGTTCTTTCCTCTAGGTGTACTTATGAAGATGGCTTTTGAGTTATCTTTATCGAGCGTGGGGCGAAGGGCAACATTGAAGGCGTCTCTTCCATCAGCCAGAGCGGCCTCGTCAAAGATGATAAGATCGTAACTCCGCCCAACACAACTATCAACTTGATTGACAGACCCCATACGTATTGTTGAACCATTTGTGAGTTCAATAACCTTATCTTTTGCATTGTCTTTTGCAACCTCTAAATCGAAATGCTTGATTAGATTTCTTTGCAAATCAAAAGAAATCTGAGACAAGGCATAGTTGGGGGACATTATTAGTATGTTAGAATTGGGCACTAGGGAAACTAGTTGCCCAATTATATTTGCGATATAGGTTTTACCCTGTCTCCTTGAAACTGCCGCACATACAAAACGGTATTTCGGATTATTTATCGCGTTTATGATAGCCTTTTGCGATGCAAGAGGCTCAACGCCGAGTAGTTCCAAATATGGATCTACTGGTAATTTGAGAAACCTCGTCTCAGATTGTAACTCTAAAATTTGTTCGGAGGTAACATCCCTCCGACTCACTTCAATCGCCATTTTCTACCTCTTAATGGTCTGTTTTTCCTTTACTGGTTCCGGCATATAAACCAAACCAAGCTGCACCAGCACCTACAATTACTGATATAAGTCCTGATTGCTCAAGGTTGGGTTCTGGTAAGTCCATGAACCACATTGTACTGTAATAAAGTAGGAAAATATAAACACTTAAAAATACTCGTGGAAATATTCTCCATGCGTCTACGGCTTGTGCCATAAAAATGACTTTTTGCCAAGGATTGGTATTGGAGGCATCTTCTAACTCTCGAATACGATCCTTTAGTGCAGACTTTTCTTGGAGAAGCTCCATAAATTTATTAAGGTCTAGTTCAACCTCATTACGGCTCATGTCTCCTGAGAATCTACTATCGAATTCACTCATATTTTTGCATCCTTTTTCTTCTTTCCACGCCTCTTCTTGCGCTTCTTTCCGTACCCTACCCCTTTAGGCATTGTAGCTCCTATTTTATAACTAGAAAATATACTGCGCTCCATAGAAGTCCTAGTCCAATTACTCCTGTGAGTACTACAGCAGCTATTTCCTGGTTCCTGCGAAGTTGTTTAGCAGCCTCTCTAGCCGCTTCCTGTCGCTCCTTTCTAATTTTACCCCGTAAGGTAATCAATTCTTTCCACGCTTCAGCACCTAGTGTATAAACAATGAATTGATGAAGTTCTTTCTCAATTTCATCTGCTTTACGCTTGTCTGCAAAAGTCTTTAAAGCTTCCTCCTCAACAGATACAAACTCATTTCGCATTGCTTTAGTTCGTTTCTGGTTGTGAGAAGCTCGAGCGGTATCTAGTCCACTCCATAATTTTCCCAGGTCTCCCGCCATGTCCTGTAATTCACGACCGGCTTTAATACCTGTTTTGACAGCAGTAAATGCCGTCAAAGCAACGGTTATCGGCTCCACTTCTAATCTCTTGCGTTCTCGGGGAACGTATTCTACTTATCTAGTAGAGTGAGTATTATGCCTGCTAAAAAGACAATTACCGTACCTGTTGCTCCCAACAACATGAACTGTAACCTGTCTAGCTTTGCCTCGAGATCCTCAAGTCTGTGAAAATTAGTCTTCCATCGTTCTTCGCAAGTTGCTTCGTGTGCTGTTAAACGACTGTGAATATCATTATAATCAATGTGCCCCATTTAGTAATTTGTCCATTAACTTGCCGTAATTTCCTTGACCAAAGGGCACTCCCTCGTTAATCTGAACATTAGTTTGATTTTTGATATTAGAAGAGGATACTTTCTCAAGCTCTGCCTGAGCTTTGATTTCATCCATTCTCATTTTGTGTGCCATTTGCAATAGGTCAGCCAAGTCTTTGCTGGAATACACACCACTTTCTTGGGCTTCTTCGAGCTTTGATTGTATCATTTCATCTAGTAAAGATGCAATGTTATTTTTGTTTCTATACCCCATATCCAAATAAACAGTGTCGATATATTTCTTCACTTCACGTTTATTTAAAATATCTACTACCTTTTTCTCCGCAACCTGTAGTTGGTCGCAAACTCCCCGGATGTTTCCGAATTGTAGATAAGAGTTCGCTACTTCCAGTCCTTCTGGAGAAATTGTTGTTACTTCTTTAGCCATGAGAGAATTATAACCTCAAAATGATTGAATGTCAAGAAATTTTTTTCTATGATGGTATTGTTGGCCAGCTAACTGCTGCTAGTGTTCTGACCTCGGCATCTATATTTGCGGGTATATCTCTTAGTGCTTGTCGATAGGTTATCCATTCCGCTTTTTTAGAGTCTGATAAAGGAGAATCGGGCAATATAGTCCAATCAGTTGGAGCTAATCTCATATACCGCTCTTCTCTTACTCTGCTTTTGAATAATATCTCGTCCCAAACCCATACACCATTGGAAAAAATAAAAGCTTCCCCCGGACAAGGATCCCTCTCTTTCCAGCGCTGGTCTTCATTCTCCTCAGAGCGATCGTACCAATGCGTTTCCATAAAATGCTCCGCATTTAAATCCTCTGGTAATTTTATGGCTAAATTGCTGCCATAAGTTTTTCCGCTCTCATATTGGCCAGGGATTCCGGCTTGAATAAGAGCGTTTATTTGTCCATTGCTACCAATGAAAGCAAATTGGTTCTTCATTATATTACTCCTTGTATGTTAAATACTGCCCAAATTCTAGTTGGGTCATTTCTTAATACTGGTTGCATGGAAGGTGTGGGAGGGATGCCGCTGACGAACACATGATATGAATAGATTCGTACAAAGCGATCATTACTATTAGAAAAATTATACACATACTCGTAGTGAAACATAACATTCCCAAAAGGGGTTATATTATAGTTGGGTCCTGCACTTAGTGTATTACTAACTAAAACAAATACGTTATTTGAAGATACTTCCGAAGGAATGTCTACGTCAAAATAACCATTTCCAAAATGATTGGTATCTCCAAATGTACCCATAGCGATAATTCCAATTCCTAGATTTGTCTGGGAACTAAATATTACATTTCCGTTTCCTGGCCCATCACTGTTGTATACCTCTATTCCGTAACCGCTACCTGCAGGATTTATATTATCTACTGTAGGTTCTATTGATAAATAACGAATTTGCACATTCCCGCTCGAAGGAGGACTTCCTTGAGTTTCAAAATATAATTTCTTAGTGGAAGTCCAACTACTAGTACTTGTAGATTTTTTTGTTACTAATCCATCATTGCCAGTGAAGCTCACAGGAGGAGCTGCTAGTACGAGTCTACCGGAAGGAACTGCGACGGGGGCAGTAGTTGGAGATATAATACCACTATTAATATAGAAAGCGGCTAAGTTATCACTACTATCAATTATTATTCCACCGGATTTATTTAAAAGTTCTATTCCATAGCTCATGTTTTGTATACCACCCATTCTACATTACCGGAGGTGATGCGAGTATGAATTACAAAATGTGTTAACGTACCGCTCGTACCTCCTGAAGAGTTAGTTTTCTCTGACCAAAGCTGTCTAGCAGTAGAACCAGGCTCACTAGCATGCCATACCATAATTGATACTGACAGTCCTGCTAAGTTTGTTCCTGTTACGGTAATAGGAGGACTTGTATATATTCCTGCACTAAGAGTCCAAGCACCTGAAGCATTTTGGTTAGTAATGATCGCTTCAGTTCCTTGAGCTAGGTATCTTTGTATAGAACTATTTGAATTTAACATTACTGCCCCGCTTGTATTATAAACTGCAAAACCGTAGCCAGCATTTGCAGTATTATCTTGCCAACTTCCAGGTACTGCTGATCGTGTTAATGTTATCTGATCTTTTGGACCATAGTAAGCAGTACCTCCAGCAGGGCTTTTAATATATAAATCAAGAGTCTTAGTGTTACCTGCTGTAGTTCCTGGCATATAATTCGATCCCGCTGTTAGTGATAGTGCATTAGTTGAAGAAGATGTAACAACGGCGGAAGCGTCCGACCCAGAGTCTACTAGTTTATATAACCACCCAGCACTGGATACTGTGCTTACTTCGACGAGGGCAGAAGTAGCATCGTGTGCCACACTTACATTTGTTGGGGAAATTTCGTCAACGCTTGAAATATCAATAAATTTTCTTTTGTAAGATAAATTAGTGCCGCTGTTAACAACCACAGCGGGTGTGTCACTACCGTCTGTCTTTTTTCTCCATACATAAAATATTTGCCCGCTTCCGTCACTTCCTTGTAATGCACTGCTTGATTGATTTGTAGTACCCGCAGCTACATAAAGTGCTATAGTACCTCCAGTACCTGCTGTCCAACTGCTAACACTTTCTTCTGCTGTAGTGCTTAGACTAACTTTATACGAGTAATTAGAAAGAGTATTGCTTAACCGTACATAGTGCTTAATAAGAGAGTTCGCATCAGTTATGTAAAAATAATTAATAGTTCCCTCATCCACAACTGTAACTGTCGGGGTCGTAGCGCCTGATGTAGTTGTTAAAGTAAACGCGGGTCCTGCGTAATAATAGAGCCCGTCTCCCCCATTTGCTGTGGGTCTTAAATTCCACGCATAATAAGTAGTGGTTCCTGTAGTACTAGGGGAAGTTTGAGTAGTTAATGAAAGGTTATCTTTATTTTTAAATTGTGAACTACCCTGTGTTCGTGCTATATAACCTGTCCAAATGCCTGTGTAAGCAGTTCCAGCACTATATCCAGAGCCTCCCACTGTAGTTAAATAATAAATTATATTTCCATCATAACTAGAAACTGTAGGTAATGTGTACGAGGTACTTACAGCTACTGATGTACTGGAGGGAGAGAGGGTTACACTACTAGGGGTGGAAAGATAGGGTACGGTAACTGTTCTGCCATATCCATATGTGCCACTAGGAGTAGCTCCGGCACTAGAAACTCCTACAAAAATTTCTCCTGATCCAGTAATGTTAGTCCAGAGTCCTGTATAGTAAGTTTGACTAGTACCTCTGGCTTGTGTGAATGAGGTAGGGTGGGAGAGTGTTTGATTCCATGTAGGAGAACCATCATCTATCTCTGACTGTGTGACTGTCATAAGAACCCCAGAACTTGCGTGTGTTTGTGTAATATTTAGAGTGACGGTTACATTTGCGGAAACAGCATTATTGTGGGTAGCACTATTAAAAATAGGGTTTGGAATATTTATGTATAATCTTCCCGAATATTCAGCACCTCCTCCCGTGGGACTGAAAAAGTGCATTACCGCATTAGTACCATTATGCGCGGCTGCAGGAATTGCTTGCGATAAAAAAGTGGAACTACTTGTACCTGACTGTGAATACCCCGAAGCTGCGTCAATATTACCTCCATAAGGGTTGGTACTATTGGCTACTTCTCCCCAAGTACTAAGTGCGGTACCACTAGCATTTGCAACGGTTACATTTATTTGATCATCTTTTTGTGCATACCACGTCCCTGCGCTAGGATAGGATAATCCGCTCGGTTGATGGGTTAACAAAGCTGTTATATTTCTAGTAGCCATGAAAAGATTATACTAAATTAGAGTTCAAAAGTCAAGAAATTTTTTTAAAGGTGTTTTGAAAAACCCCAAAGTAGTACGTGAAAGGGTGCCCCGGCGCGTAAGCTCATGTCAAGTCTCGAAACCGCCCCTAAGTTACTGATATATAAGGACTTTTTTATTTTATTTTTATTTATTTTATTTTTTTAAGGGGGGGAGGGGGGGGAGGGGAGGGGTAGCCCCTACACCTATAAACAGTCCAGGACACCGCGCGCTAAGCTATTGATTTATAAGGATTTTTTCGTTTATTTTGTGACGCTTTTTTACGGTGCGATGTGAATATTACCATAAATAAAAGGTTGACAGGGGAGGGGAGGGGTGATATAATACGCCCCATGAAATCAAGGACTCAACAGATTATAGCGCGCAGGTTGGCACGATTATTGCTAGGCGCGCAGGTTGGCACGGTTATTGCTAGGCAAATAGCGTGCCAACTGCCTTGGATATAGGGCGCGGATTTTGGTAATATTCACACCGAAATCATTGGACAGACCCCCCCTCCCCCATGGTACAATAGGCACTATTGATTAGATGGGCTAATCAATTAAATGAGGATGACAATATGTCAAACTACACACCAACTAGGGTCGAGGCGTTACGCAACGCGCAACCTCTCAATCTTGAGAAGGCGCAATCCTTCTCTTCAGAATGGGGCATGAGCTACCGTTCTATCATAGCCAAGGCATTAAGCCTCGGCTTAACTTATGAGAAGAAGGCGGTTGTCTCTTCTTCTTCTAAACCCACTAAGAGAGATATGGTCGCTGAAATTGAGAAGGCATTAGATGCCGACTCTCTCAGCGGTCTGGAAGGGGCTTCAATGGCTTCTCTCTCTGCCTTACTTATGAGCATCGGTTAAGATGCTCATTCGTTCCTTTGGTTGGTTGGGTGCGGTCGCTTTGGTGATCGCTCCCCCTTTCATAGATACAGACGCGGGGAAGATTATCTCTATAATTGGCCTTGCATTACTCACAATCCAAGCGATAGATTCGCGGCTCTATAACTTGGTATTCCTTAACTTAGCCGCATCAATGGGGTACGCTTATGCTCTATATATTTGACCTTGACGGTACGGTGATCGACTCTAGCCACAGGCAGAATACTTTGCCTGATGGGTCGCTAGATCTAGCGCACTGGATAGAGAATAACACGGTTGAAAAAATCCTTGCTGATTCGCTCCTACCATTGGCCGAAAAAATGCGCTCTGTGCGCTCGGTCAAGGATACTGTCGCGGTCATTACTGCTCGCGTAATACAGGATGCAGACCTTGCATTTATGAGCAGAAACGGCTTAAAATTTGACCATCTTTTCTCTAGGGCTGAAGGAAATAATACCCCAGATGACCTACTAAAAAGACGCGCGATTTTAAAACTGGCTAAAAAGCTTCAGAAATCAATGGCTTGGATGAGAAAAAACACGGTTTTCTTTGATGATAATCTGGCGGTATTGGATATCATGGCATCAATGGGAATCAAGACAATTAACGCAACATTAGCAAATGAGAGGCTAACAGCATGATAAGATTAAAACTACACGCGGTAATCGATACGCTTGAAATGAAACCGAAGGATTACCAAGAACACGGTGATCCCTCTAGCGGTCAGGGTTATAACTATCTCTACGAAATAATCGGGCTAGAAAAATACTGCCCAATTTTCAAGGGAAAGCGTATCACCAAGGATGGCTACGCCAAGGAATTTTATGCCACGGGTCACAATGGCTTATTTTCTAGAGTTCGCGCAACTGTCCGAGAATTTGAAAAGGTATTTTGTGATTTCGAATTCGGAGCTTTAAAGGCGCACGTTTACGGCAATATTTGCAAAACTGCAAATAGGTCACTAGCTCAAGAGCAATATATTCACTTGAGAAATCAAGGCGGTGCGGAGCACTTGCAAGATTTGATAGTTGAGCAAGCGGAAATACGCGGAAAATCCGCACCTGCTGGCAAAACCGAATTTTACAACTGGCATCCAAAACGAGCACTTGGCAAATATTACCAAAGCATGACCAAACGAGCCATTGGCGAAGGTTGGGAAGATATGAAAAGCAACAATTTCAAGGGTCAATCTGGTTGGAGACTTCCAACGGTTGGCAAAAAATTAATCTAAAAAGAGGACTAAAAAAATGGCAATTCCTATTCCTGAATACGCAGCGGATCGAATAATCGATCTCGCGCTCGGACTCTACGGTGATGACTACACCGATGAGCAACTGGACTGGGCGGCAGAGATTTACTACTCTACCACTCCTGACGGTTATCTTTAGATGACCATCATTCCCGAAAATCAGGCGGAGCTAATCCGCCTAAAAACCCAGATGGAAATAATCCGCACGGTTTGCCCAATTATGATGCTAGGCGCGCAAATTTTCATCTTGATAAAACTCTACTAAAAAGGAAACCTAAACATGAAAGCAAAAATAATCACTAAGCTAATGAACTTGAACCCTAATTTAAATGAAAAAGCATTAAATAGGGACTGTATCGCAAATTTAACCGTTTTTCTCACCTTGTTAGAAGGCTAAAAACGCTTATAAATCAATAACTTAGGAGGCGCGGAAAAAGTCCTTATAAATCAAGGACTTAGCGGCGCCAAACCCGGCTATATAGGAGAAAATAATTCGTTACTTGTGAATATTACCACTTGACAAATCGGACGCGCTATGAGATAATAGCTTTATTGAATAGGGGAACATCATGACATCAGAAGAACTTTTAATTTGCATCACCATAGCCACCGGCTTAGCTTACGCATTCGCAGGAATCATTTTCGCAATGTCATAGCTGTAACGGCGATTCAGATAGCCCATATGTCGATAGGGCGCAAGGACCACCGGCGTCGAATGAAAATTTCGGCGCCGGCGCGCCAGTAGTAGAGTAACGAAACGAATATGTGGTGTACCGCGCGCCAGAATAAGTGCAAAAGCGAGGAATGTCAAGTCTTTTTTGCGGGTGTGGGGCAAATTATTTACAATTAGAGTAGTCTTGCTGCGCCAAAAGCAGTAGTAGAGTAATGAAGTAATAATTCTTGCGCCAGTAGTAGAGTAACGAAACGAAATAGAGCGGTCCCCGCGCCATTATACCCGCCCGCGCGGGGTTTGTCAAGTCTTTTTTGCGGCAATACTCCAAAAAATTCGGAAAATCGGGTAGTCCCCGCAACGGGGTCGAAAATCACGGAAAATTTGGGGAAAAACGGGAAAAATTACTTGACATTGAGACCCCGCGCGCGGCCCCCCGGAATTCCCTTGCGTAATTTTCTGAGTATTTGGGGTAAAAAGTTCTTGACTTTTCATCTCCTTTCAATCATAATGTATTTTCAAATTTAGGAGGATACCATGCGAATAAAATACAAAGTCAAAGCTACTCGTGGTTGGTCACCGTCAAGAAGGGCAGTGGTCAGAGAAATGGTTGAGTGGTGCTCCATTGTATACCAAATGAATTGGGAAATCTATGGTAAACTTACTATTAAACTAATGGACATGCCAGAAGTATTCGGTGATGCTATTAAGTTAGGCGACCATCGCTATCAAGTACGCTTATCTGCGACTCACAATAGTGATTGGACGACTGATTCTTTGATTGCTACAATAGCACATGAATTACGTCACGTTTACCAGATGATACACTTCGGCTTCGATAACGAAGGTGG